CTAGAAAAGTCCTCCCAAGGCTGCTGGCTCCCAGTTTGTGATCACCAGTTCATCAGTCACCTCTGCTTTACCTACCCTCTGATTGTTAGTGCTGTAACGCAAGCTAACTCGCTCGAAATGAAAGTTTTTGAATACTTCTCGAATATCAGGGTGGTCATTGATGCTTACCATCACCTTTCCTTTGCACCTACCCATAAAAGCGGCCATGCGCTCGTAATTCTCGAAGGAGAAATCCATACCATATCCAGCGGTCTGCCAGTACGGCGGATCCATATAGTGGAATGTATGGGCGCGGTCATACCGTTCGGCGCAGTCGAGCCAAGGGAGGTTCTCAACATAAGTTCCTGACAAGCGCTGCCAAGCTGCAGATAGGTTCTCCTCTATGCGAAGTAGGTTGATCGCCGGTCCCGTCGTAGCTGTGCCGAAGGTTTGCCCAGTTACCTTGCCGGCGAATGCGTGATGCTGCAGGTAGAAAAAGCGCGCTGCTCGCTGGATGTCCGTGAGCGTTTCAGGCCGAGTCATTTTTTGCCATTCGAAGATCTGGCGTGAACTGAGCGCCCATTTGAATTGGCGCACAAACTCTTCAAGGTGGTTCTGCACGACCCGGTACAGAGTCACCAGGTCACCGTTGATGTCGTTGAGTACTTCCACTGGCGCACCTTGCGGCCGCATGAAGTAGAGAGCGGCACCTCCCGCGAAGACCTCGACGTAGCACTCATGTGGCGGGAACAGCGGAATCAGGCGATCAGCGAGGCGACGCTTTCCGCCCATCCAGGGAATGATTGGTGAAGACATAAAATTGACCTTTAACTGTATGCATAAACAGTACTTGATCATACGTGAATTGCACATGCAGCGATGTGATTTTGTGCAAAGACCAGCGCCGGGCAAAACTCCCTTTGAGCCGCGGTTTAGAAAGGTTCCTCCAGGCTAACGGCTCCATCGAATTCGGACGGTTGCAGCTGTTCAAGTCGCCGTATCAGAATTGAAAATATGGCCGTAGCCACCTTTTTATTTTTTTGCTCAACGTGGCCGGGGGTTGAGCGAATAGGGGCACCTCACTGCACTGTCCGCCGCTGGACGCTCTGCACTGCATTTGTTGTCAATTCTTTGCATTCTGTGCAGTTCCTGATCCTCTGTGAGCCCCCACGGACTGCCGGGTCTACAGCCCTGTTTGCACAGCCCTGAGATTTGCAAAAAAAACGGACACAAAGCCCGTCGGCGGGAGGGGGATAAGTGCTTTTCCTAAAGGATTTTTTTACCAGAACGGATTTTCTGCACGCGACCGGACGGACAGGCTCCGTCATTTCATCGGACAGTGATGGCGAAGTCAGACCACACGAATATACTGTACATGCATACATGTAAATTCTTGGAGGGTATACGTCCATGGCAACAGTTATCAAAGAGAAGAAAATAGAGGTGGCTGCGTGGGTTGCATTGCTCGACGACAGCACTGCATTGCTCGCTTGTCCTGGGGTCCACCACAAACTGTTGCTTCAGCGTGCCGGCGCGTTGCACGCCTCACATATTGTCGGTCCAGAAGAATACAGCGACATGCTGGAGCTAGCTGACGGCGCGCTTGCCTATGCGATCGAAGCGCAGTTGGATTGCCCCGCATCAAATAGCGCGTCCTGATGCAGGTCATGATCGTTCCAATGAGGCGCAAAGGAGTGGCGTTGGAACGAACAGAGAGGGACCGTTACGAAGCGATAATTGGCAACGTGATAGTCCGATCTACTCACTCCGAGAATTTAGGCAGGTACTCAACCATTGCTTGGATCGATGTGGGAATGCCGAAGGACGAGAAGCCGCTTCAGCAGCTTATGGACGTCACACTGGCAACGATGGCCCACAACGGTTTTGTCCTCAGTGGGATTGAATACGTCGACGGCTGCGCCTACGCCCAGTCCTGGTGGTGCAGGTATCAGTGAAATCTTCAAACAAAGTGTGACAAGGGTGAAAAAAGGTTTCTAGACCGTTAGGATATCTGTTGGAAATCAAAAAGCCACTAGGCCGACGGCCAAGGACAGGTTATGGAAAAAAATATCCTATATAGGTTCCGCCCCCTAGACCGACTTATCGGCGATGAGCAAAAGCCGGGAGAGTTAGAAAATCTCGAAATTTTCTTCGCTTCGCCTGAACAGTTAAACGACCCACTTGAGGGGTACAAAGACATCGTGTGGTCGGGCGATGAAGTTATGTGGCGCAACTTATATCGTCACTACATCATCTGTGCTATACAGCACTGCTTTATATTCATAATCGCGAACGAGAAAGACGAAGTTCATCGAGAAATACTTATCCACAACTACGCCGACAGCCTACCTCCTAAGCTGGAGACATTAGCCAATAGTATAATTGACGAAATACTAGATACAACTGAAGTTAATAGCTTCATTAAAACTATCACCAACTTTAAACGACCAATACGTGCCCCTGAGCTAACCATCCACGTACGGATGGCGCACAGGTTTATACTAGCTGTAATATTTGACCATTTAGACAAAGCCGGCGCTTGCCCTGTTCAAACGAGCCACGCGTTCACTAAGGACAAAAAAGCCCATCTTGACGTTGTCGGAAAACTCGCTCAACTATTAGCTGAGAGCAACAACGCTGAGACTCAAGCTGAGATAATCAGCCATGTTTCGTTAGAACTCAACGAAGCTCGAATATTAGCAACACACCAAGGCCTCCCCCAGCAGCTATTTTTTCTGACGGTAGATTTGCCAGACGAGTACTGCAAGGCACTCGAAAATTTGACTTATCCTTTGTGGTATACAGCCTGTTTTATGTCTCAATGCACAAACTCATCTTTATGGGGCACGTACGGCGATAACCATAGAGGGGCCTGCCTTAAGTATACCACTGAGGGGGACGAGAATAGGCAGTTCCTGACTCTGCACGGTGCCGTGGGCTTTTCTGGCAAAGGAATAATGAAGGGACATGGATCGCATTTGTTTCATAAAATTGATTATGAGAGGTCTTTTGTCGAAATTGATTTCTTCACTTCGCTTGGAGGGCTTCCGCTTTCGGTTTTAGAAAAGCACTGGTACTCTGACAAAACCATCGGCAAGTCGAAGTATAGTAGCTCAAACATGGAGAGTGAATGGCGGGACAATTACTGGAAGAATTTCATCGCTTCAATCACAGTAAAGTTGCGTGAGTGGAGATTTGAAAGCGAGTATCGCCTAATACTTGCCCCAAGCATTCTCGACCTTAGCGCAAGCAAAGACAGGATAATGAACTACAACTTCTTAAGCTTGGAAGGTATTATTTTTGGAATAAAGACATCTTTGGATGATAAGGTAAAAATAATAAAGATAATAGAGGATCTTTGTACCAAACACAACAGAGCCGACTTCAATTTTTATCAAGCTTGGTACGACCCAAGCACTAGAAAAATTCAACACTCAAAGCTGGGTATCACGATAAATATAAGTGACTTCAAAGCCGAATAGCCTATCCAATCTGAATAAGCTGCAGCTAGAAAATAGTTCGCGGTCGCTTGATCAACAATACGAATGTTCTACTAAGAGTTCAAATGGAAATTACAAAAATCGCCGCAATGCTGGTCAAACGACTTGACGGCCTGCAACTTGACATCCGGCAGCAATGGAACAACCCTCAAGGCACACACACCCGGCACTTCGTCGTAGACGGGCTTCTGACCGATGAGATGGCACAGGATATCTACGACGCCTTTCCAAAGGCTGCTGACGGTTTCTTTGATCGCCAGTCCTTCCGCGAGAAGAAAAAGACGATGACGGATCTGAGTGACTTCCCCGAGATCCTGAGCAACATCACCTATGCGATCCAGCATCCGGATGTGGTGGCCAAGGTTTCCGAGTTGGTCGGCTTCGAGAAAATCACTCCCGATCCCTCATTGTACGCGGGCGGGCTGTCGATGATGTTCAAGGGGGATTTCCTCAATCCACACATCGACAACAGCCATGACGGCACGCGCAACCTCTACCGCCGGCTCAATCTGCTGTATTACGTCACGCCCAATTGGTCGGTCGACAACGGCGGAAACTTTGAGCTGTGGGACCATCAGGTTAAAAAGCAGAAGACTGTCGTTTCCGGGTTCAACCGCCTGGTAGTGATGGAGACGAATAAGGATTCCTGGCACTCGGTCAGCCCCGTAACAGCAGCCACGGCACGCTGCTGCGTCTCCAATTACTACTTTTCTGAGGTGTCGCCGGATGACCACGATTACTTCCACGTGACCTCATTCAGTGGCCGGCCCGACGAAACAGGACGGCGACTGCTCGGTATTGTCGACAACGGCCTTCGCAACATCGTATCCAAAGTGCTTGGTAAGGGTCGGGGCCGCAACCTGGTTAACAAGACCGGGGACAAGGCATAGAAACGCTGCCTCGATCAGAGCGTTACTGTCTTGAGCTTCACCGACAGTAACGCCGCCTTGGTTGCGTCCGCAGTAAACGCAGCCGCGTTACCAGGCACCGGCGTCGGCCCATGGGTGTGTGCTGCGAGCTGAGTGTTCATATCCTGAACCAAATCGAGCAGGTCACACACCACCTGAAAGATGTTCACACCGCTCGACCCAACCCAGTTTTTAGGAGCCTGCAGCCGCTGGCTCTTACTGGCGATGCTCTCACGCAAACCCTGGATCCGTTCGTGCATGTCGCCACCTACCGTGGCGTTGTGCTTCTGGCCGACCACCAGGTTCAGGTCACGGCCTGTTGCCTGATGCAGGTCATCCACTGCCGCCAAGCTTGCCGATCCGCCTGACAGCAGCTTGAGCGCCCCCAGGGCCTCGATCTTCTTCACGCCACCCACTGACTCGGTCGAATGGTCATCCACCGTCCTAGTGTGACTCTGGAAGCGCTCGGCGTTGGTCATGGCGTCGACCTCGCGCTCGATCGCCTGGTCCTGGATCTTGCCGTCAGTCTTGCGCAGCCAGTTACCGTCCGCGTCGACGCGCTGCTGCACGGCGTCACTGTGCTGCCATACCTGGTCGCCCTTGGGCACCTTTGGCAATGTCAGTCCATGCGGCAGGATGGTTTGAATGTAGGGCTTATGCGGCAGGCCATAAGCGAAGCACACCACCACACTGGTGCCCTCCTCCGGAAAGGCAAAGAATCCCATCTCATCACCACCCACCGGCATGGGCAGAGGTACACCGGCCAGTACCGGCAACGTCGTGTCTATCTCGCCATCTGGCCCCATCACCTGCAGGTCGACAGAGAAGCGCGGACGGAAGTCGTCACACAGTCCGGCGCTGGCCGGCGCATCCGCCACGGCCACCACCTTGGCGAAGCGCGGCAAGTGATAGCCGCCGGTGAGTTCAGGGAATTGCCGCTCTACGCTGCGCTTGATTGCGTCGTCCATTTGATAGCCATCTGTGTGCCGGCCAACGTCACGTTCGTGATCCGCTCGCCCTGGTTGATTGATACGCCTGGTCGCAAGCCCGGTAAGGCCGCGATCATTGCGCTCTGGCTGCCCTGGTAACCGTCGAAAAGGTTAACCGGCAACTGCAACGGCGACCGAGCGCCGAAAAAACTGTCAGCCCAGGCACCGACGTAGATCTCCCCGTCGCCCTGTTGCTGCCAGATAAAGTCCTTGATCCCAAACACCCGCGCCATACTGTCCAGTGCCTGATAACCAGCGGCCAGGTTGTAGAAGAACGGCGTCTTGTTGCGTGTATAAGCCTGATCCGGTACCCGAAAGCGCAGCCCGGTCTTGCCGCCGATATCTGCCAGCACAGCGCGCAGATCTACGTGGCGTAGGTTCATGGGCAACGGGTTGGCCAGCACCGCGGCTAACTCGCGGCAAAGCACCACCTGCTCGATGCCATTGGTGGCGGTGCAGCGTTCGACGTAGCCAATGAAATGACGCTGCAGGACCGCTTCGTTGTAGCCGATATCGAACGTGACCAAACCTTTGACGGTAACGCCCGCCTTGATCGTGAACGTGGCGCGGCCCGGACTCTTGAGGTCAAGGCGGACATCGTCGTTGACCAGCGGCATGACCGTGCCACCGATCGTCAGCACCTTGTGCAGCTTCATGCTCATGACGCGCCGCCCAGGTAGATGTCCACCTTCTTGAGCACTGCCTCAAAGCCGGTCAGCTCTTCGGGCGTGCCCGATCCGCTGCCCGCAACACCATCACCTGGTGCTGACTGCGACGTTACGCCGTTGCCGGCACGACGGTTCTCGACCTTCTCCGGGTTGGAAAGCTTCTCGCTCAGGGTAAACTGGACGATCCATTGGGCCAGTGTGTCGTCCTCACGGGCGCTGACCCCGTCAGAGAACGTCACCTGGCGGATGCCAAAGGCCTTGGCCGTGTCGTTCACGATGCGGTAGGTCTGCAGCTGGCCACCGCCTGCAGTCGCCTCGGCCAGGCGCATGATTGTGCGTAAGTCCTCGAGGGCCTTGTAGGGGATTGTCAGCGCGACGGTCAGCGTCTTGGGTTTGAAACCCTTGTGCGATTTGTCGGTTGCCGATGTCTGGCCGCCCAGCTCGTCGGCCTCGATCTTGAGGTTGGCCGTCAGCTTCATGCGGTGGCCGACGATCTGCTCGCCATTGAGTAGCAGCGTCATAGGCCTACCAGTTCCTGAACAAAGCTCAGGCTCTCTGCAGATCCCACCAGCAGCGCGCCGGCACACAGCGGCCAGTCATGGCCAGGTGCTTCGCCTTCGAGCAGTTCGCGGCGCAGCTGGCCCAGGTCACCCGGTCCCAGCATCCTAGACTGTATCGATACGTCGTCGGCACTGTTGGTGAACTGGGCTTTCAGATCGGCCAGCTGCTGCTCGCGCTCTTGTACCTGCGTCTTCTTTCGCGCCTGCAGATCTGCAAGGTCCGCCATGGGCGAGCTGTCGGCGGCATAGCCTTCGAGTACCGCCAGTTGTCCAGCCATGGACTGGCTGGCCAGCTTGGTGATCGGGCAGCGCTGCAGCGGCAACTGGCTCCAGAGCGGCATTTGCCCGGCGATCGGCATGATCCATTTTTCCACTTCCAGCTTGGCCAGGTGTTCGGCACGGCGCTCGGCGCGCACCAGGTCAGGCATAGGCAACACCACGTTGAACCGCCCCAGCGTCGCGGCGAACTGGTCCAGGCGCGTGGCGAGGAATATCAGTACCAGGGCGCTCTGCTGACCTTGCGGACGGACTGCGTCGGTCGTGTCAGTCAACTTGTCGGCCAGCAACTGCAGCAGGTTGGGTGCAGACAGAAAGCGTTGGTGACCACCGCTGCCCTGCCCTACACCGTGCTGAAACGGCGTCACCACAATGCACGACGGAATGTTTTCGAACTGCGCGACCAACGCATCACGTCCGGCACTGATGGCGGACTTCGCAGCCCCTGCGATCAGCCCAGGGCTGGTGGTAGCGATATCGGCCAGCATCGATACGCGCTGGCCGGTGATTGCCATTTCACTCTGGATCAACTCCCGAGCGTCCGCCATCTGATCCATCCACTGCGTGGCCTGCACTGGCCACTGCAGCTTGATCGGTGCCCATTCATTCGCCATCGAGCACGACCGCTTCAATCCATTCCGGGGTAACCGGCTGCGTGGTTTCCTTCGGGTAGCCAGGCACTTGCGGCCATTCCCGCACGGCCTGCCGCCAGGTCAGCAACTGGGTGAACTGCTCGGGTGTGATCGGCAGTTCACCGCCAAGATCGCGAGCATCACGGTACTGAGATACCAGGTTATCCGACACCTTCAAACGCAGCTCCACCCAGAGCTTGCCCAGCAACGCCGGGTCGGCCTGGACAACGATGTCCTCGGCGTACTCGGTAGCGTGGCCACCGGCGTCCAGATAGTCGACAACAGCCTGGTAAAGCGGCGGGTTGTAGTCCTGGGTAACGTGACAACGGTTGCCAGCAACGGTTATCACGAACGAGCCATCGTTTTTAGTGGCCACCTCGGAGAAGGACACACCTAAAGCCACTGGCTCTTCGGGAGCCGCGAAAATCGGAGGCAGGACCTCTTCAGGGGTTTCAAGTGTCACGTCTGTCATGCTGCGTACCTCCAGGCGAAACCGTAAATGGTGCTTCCGCCGCTGAATGAAATAACTGTCCCGCCAGCTGCCTGGCCACTTCGACCGATCACGCCGGCACCGCCCGAGTAGTAATGCATCAGCGAATAACACCAGGTGCCGCCTGCTGGCAGTCGTACTTCGGTCGCGGTGACGGAGACCGCCAGAAAGTTGTTGTTGTCTGGGCGGTAGAAGTTCTGCTCGCCCCACAGCAGGCCGAGGTCAGTGGCATCCACTTGAGCCCGAACGCCCGCGCCGTTGGTTGCCCAGCCCAGACGCAACTGGTTGGTGGCTTGGTTGGCTCCTCCGCCTTGCTGCACAGGAGTGAAGCCGAGACGGTTCTGCAGGTAGTGAACGGCCCCGTTTGAGGCACGGCGAAAGTAAGGAAACTCCGGATTGTCACTGGCAAAACCCGCTGCGGTGATCGAGTCAGCAACAACCCGTGCGGAGACCAACGCATTGACCTGGGTAACGGTGTAACAGTCAGTGATGCCATAGCCGGCAATCGAGTTGGACTTATTGGCCTTTTCGTTGGGATTGAACGACTGCTCCGTCCAGATCCGGCCCATGTCTGTCGCGTCGACCGTCAATTTCAGTCCAACGTCCGACCAACCGATATAAAGCTTGTTGGTCTTCTGGCCTGCACCGCCGCCCTGCTGCAAAGGCGTGTAGCCGATCTGCGGCTGCAGGTAATACACCTTGTTATCAGAACTACGGCGGAAGTACGGATAGTCGGTGTTGTCGCTGGCAAAGCCGGCGTGGATGATTGAGTCGGCCAGTACCCGCCTGCCCACCAGGTCATTTACCTGGGTGGTGGTGTAGGCATCGGTGATGCCGTATCCGCCCAGCGTCGTAGCCTTGTTGGCCTTGTCATTGGGGTTGAAAGAGGTTTCTGTCCAGATCCTGCCCATGTCGTTGCCGTCGACGCTCACTTTGAGCATCGCACCGGTCCAGCCGATGTTGATCCGGTTGGTCTTCTGGTCAGGCCCACCGCCTTGCTTCACGAAACTGCTGTTCGCGTCATCCTTGCTGTACGCGTCGTTGATGCCGTAGCCGGCGAGCGTTGTCGGGTTACTACCGTTGGTGACCAGACCTTTCAGGTTGACGGCTACTTTTGTGTACGTGCCTGCCGCGACACCGCTGTCGGCCAGCGTCAGTGCGATCTCTGTATCGCTCGCGCCGTCATAGGTTCCAGAGCCAGTGGCCGCACCTTTGAACTTCAGGGTTCGGGCCGTCGACAGGCGCGCCGCTTTGCCCACTGCGGTGGTGCCGTCGACGATCGCAGCGATGACGGCATCCAACGCCGAGCGCACCGCGTTGACCAGCTTGGTACTGGCCAGCACAGCACTGCTGTTGCTGTTCGGATCGTCGCTGATCGCGTTGGGCAGCTTGCCAAGGCCCACATCGTCCTTGGTCGTGGCGCGAGCGCGCAGCTCCGGATAGTCACCAACCCGCGCCGCGAAGTGCTTCACCAACTCGCTGTCGATCGCCTCGATCGGGCGCAGGTCGACCAGGCTGCTGGTACCGGTGATGTCGGCCAACGGCACCAGGTAGTGCCTGGCCGAGGCGCTGTCGGTGTAGTCGACCTTCGCTTCCTGGCCGAACACAACTTTGAATGAGGCCACGACGTCGCTCAGCTCGCGCTGCAGCACCACATCCAGCCAAGCCTTGGTCGGCACTGCCGGCACGGTCACGGGCAACACCGCATCGAGCTGCAGGCGAACACCTTCGACATACGCCACGCCCGGATTGAGCTGGTAGGCATTGCCCACCTTCTGCAGCTGCAGGCCTGCACCGAAAAAGCAGGCGCGCCCGAACATGTCGCGGTTACTGATGCGCTCGCGCTCATCGATGCCCTTCATGCGCGCCGTGTAATCGAACTGCCAGGTACTGGCGTCGATCTTGATGCCGGTCAGCTGTTGGGCACCGTCGAACACCACCAGGAAGTTGCGCGTGACGTTGTTGCCGATCTGATCGGGCAGGATGTTTTTGCGCTTCTGTTGCAACGGCACGTAGGCGACCGACAGCAGCACGTCGTCGCTGGTCTCCATGCCGATCCAGTTCCAGTCGAAGTCCCCGATATCGGTGCCCATCAACAGGCTGTACACCACCTGGTTGGGATTGACGAAGCCCTGCTGGGTGATGCTTGCGGTGTAGACGATCTGAGCCGCTGGCGGCTTCACGCCGGCGCGGTTGACCGGGCCGGAAACGTTGAGGCCTGGCACGTTGGCCAGCACGAATCGGGCAACGGTCAGCGGCAGGTTGGCCGCTTGTTTCTGGGCGATCAGTTTTTCGCCGGCAATGGTGATGCTTGCAGCCATGAGGGCTCCTAAAGGCTGGCGACCAGCGTTTGCTGATCGTCATTGAAATCCACCAGGGCAACAGCGAGTCGCACCGGGGTGATGGTTACGAAGTCGTACCGGCGGCAGGTGCGCCCGTACTGACGGATCAGCACGCGCAGCAGGTCGGGGTTCTCGGACAGTTGGGAATCGCTCAGGGTGAGCAGCACGACGTCCCAGTCGCGCTCGGGCATACGTTCCTGAATCTCGACATAGCCGACGCCCAGGCGCTCCAGGATGCGTTTCAATCCGGCAGTGCTGCCGGCGTCGACGGAGTTGATAAAGGCGTACTTGACCCGCAACCGGAACAGGCTTTCCGGTTCGGCGGCAAAGCGGGTGACGTCGCGCTGCCAGGCCCACAGTTCCAGAATGGACAGGTGGCAGGTGTCAGCGTCGAACTGCAGGTAAGGCCAGCGCAGCCACTCGGTGGCCTGCTCCCACCAGAGCTGAGCGGTGGCCACCAGCTTGGTCAGCTCCAGCCCTTCAAGCCAGAACGGCAGTTTGAGCTTGATCATTGCAGGACCACCGCCAGGGTGCTGATGCGCGGGATGTCCAGCGCCGACACGATGTCGGTATTGGCGAACCGCAACGAGCTGATGTTCGGAAACTGGGCGTGCAGCTCTTCGGTCAGGCGGCTGAAACTGAACCGCGACTGAGGAAACGTGCGGGTCGGCGCGTAGTCACTCTGGGTGCTTTCGCGAAATGCGGCGCGGATGAACAGCCCAATCTCGGCCTGCAGCGTCTGCAGCTGCAGCACGGTGAGGTTGGCCACGGGCCAGACCTTGAGGCTGATCGCGTTCAGCGTTTCAGGCATGGCCATCGCCAGCAGATCGTCGCCGTGGCCATGATTGCCGCCGTCACGAATGTGCGTGTTGATCTGCTCCAGAAACGTATCGGCGGGCACGCCGGCGTCGAACAGCACATAGGCATTGGCGCTGCCTGGTCCACGCGGTGCGCCGTGTTCAAAGTACACGCCGTCAGCGGCAACCCCAGGAAACCCGGTGATGATCGCCCGGTACACCGCATCGGTGTGCCATTGGTTGACCGCCGAAAACTGGTTGCGCACGCGCAGACGCAACTGGTCGTCATGCTCGGAATCCGCGCCAGGCGTCTGCAGCCAGTCGGTATTGTTCACCACCTGGACAACGCCCGGTACCGACTGAGGCAGCACGGCGTAATAACCAGGTGCCAGGTTGTAGCCGCTGCCGGCTCCCACGGCCTTGACCGGTACCACCAGCTGACTCTGGCCCTCTTCAAAGCTGCGTGGTTCGGTGGTCACCAACTGATAGATATGACCGTTGAGGGTCGGTGACTGAACGACAGTGCCGATCGGCACTTCCAGCTGGCCACCGGTATTGGCGCGGGTAAAGAGCAGTTCACCAACGGCCACCGTCGCGGCCTTGCGCTCTATGTTCACCGCCCAGGCCAGCATGTCCAGCCACTGCGCGCCAGCAGTCTTGACGAAGAAATTCGGCAGCACCGTACCGCTGACGAACTCCAGCAGCCACAGCACGGGCTTAGTGACCAGCGCCGTGATGATCCGCCAGAACGGGCTGTATGCGCTGGTGTTGGTAAGCGTACTGCCCTGCTCGACGGCCAGCTTTTCCCAGGCCTGTTTGAGCTGCGCCTCAGTGGTCGGAATGCCGGAATCACCCAGCGCCTTTTTGAAGTCGACGGTCATAGGGTGATATCCACCTGGCCGAACTTCACGGTCGTGGCGGTCACCAGGTACACACCCGGCTGGGTCTGCTCGATCTGCGCAGTGCCTGGTACCAGACGTTCGTCATCCTCGACGAGCAGCTCCATCTGCTGAATGCAGTCACGCTGACGCAACCGGTCGCGCTCGGCCACCAGGGTGATCAGCAGGCCGCTTTCGCGGATCAGGTGCGCGATGTCTTGGGCGATCGAGGCGCGGTCATCCACCAGCAGAGGCTGGCGGGCCGGATCGAGTACCAGGTCGTTGTTCATGATCAATAGATCAACGTATTCACTCATCAGCCGCCCACCGCCATGGCCATCATGTTTTCCAGCTCCAGCGGGGTCATCTGCCTGGAGGTATTGATGTTCACTGTCTCGACGTGGGTGCCGGGGCGCTGGTTGGGGTTCATGGCGTTGCTCTGGTTCTGGAAGCTTTGCATCAGTCCTCCTTTCGGGACGGCCTGCGGTTTGGTGGGACTGATCGACGTATTGGCGTTGATCGCCTTGCGGGCCTCGATACCCTTGTCCGATTTGGCGGGCAGCTCGATGACCTTCTCGACGCGCTCTGGCAGTGCCGTTTTGGCCGGCATCGAAAACGCTAGGTCAGCCGACGCCGGCGGCAGCATGATCGGGTCGGCCTGGCTGATCTGAGGAGCAGGCATCTGCAGCGGTTTGAAGGGCAGCACGTTGGGTTGCGGCAGGCTGATAGGCGCTGCGGGTTTCACCTGGACTCTCGCTGCGGCACCCTGGGCCGGCGCAGATCGAGCGACCGCTGCCGGTACCAGAGCCAAGGGCTTAGGTGGCTGGCTTGCTGGAGCGGGAGCTGCCGAGGCGACTTTGGCCCCCGGTACGGTGCCCGCCGGCTGTGTGGTCACCACTGCCGGCAGTTGTGGACCCGGTACAGATGCGCCCACTTGACCAGGCAGATCGGGCACCTTCGGCGGCTCGGGCAGATCACCAAACGTGGTCTCGATGTTGATGCCGGGGATCTTGTTGGCCATCTCGATCAGGCCATTGATTGCGCCCTTGACCGTGGACAGGATGCTGTCCCAGGCCTTTTTCGCGATACCGGACCAGCCACCCATCGAGTCGAACCAGCTGGACAGCTTGGCCATCTGATCGCTGATCCACTGGAACGCGGTGGTGTTCATCAGTGCGGCGCACAGATCGTCCCAGTACACGACCGCCGCAACCACGGCAGCGCCCAACAGGACAATGCCGGCCACGATCAGCAGCACCGGGTTGGCCAGCATGGCGGCGTTGACCAGCCAGATCGCGCCCTGCCACAGCAACATGCCGACACGCACGATCGCCATCCAGGTGTACAGACCGATCAGGCCAACCACGAAAGCCGCGACCATGACCGTGTGGAACAGAAACATGGCGATCGATTTGAAGCCCTGCCAGGTGAGCAGCTTCCACACGGTGAGCATGCCCAGCCAGACCATTTTGCTGACACCAACTACCAGAGTCAGCAGCGACATCGCGGCGATGAAGCCGAAGACCACCAACGTGGTGATACCGATAAGCCGGGTGATGTTCGGGAACAGTTGCGTCCAGCGGGTCAAGGTCTTCGCAATGCCCACCAGACGTTCCATCAGCGGAGTCAGCGTCGGAATCAGGGACTGACCGAAGGCGATGCGCAGCGCTTCAACGGCTTTACCGAACTGCTGCCAGGGGTCGACCATGGCTTTGGCCATCTTCTCGGCGTTCTCCAGGCCCCGGACCTTGCCCAGCTCGGCAATACCGTTGCGCAGCCGATCGGTGTCCTTGGCCAGTGCGCCGATCACCTGGGCACCTTCACCGCCGAACACTTCCATCAGCTTGGTGCCGGCAGCCGCGCTGGTCAGGTCGCCGTACTTGCCCTGCAGCTTGTCCATGATCTGCAGCATGGGCAGTGCATTGCCGGCGGCGTCCGTGAAGCTCAGGCCGGTTTTCTCGGCAGCCGCGCTGAGGTTTTCGAAAAACGCCTTGTAGCGCCCGCCGGCGTCGCCGCCTTCCATGGTGCTGGACAGCGTACCGACCACGGCCATTTGTTCGGCAAAGCTGACGCCGGCCTGGGTCGCGATCGCCCCTACTTCCTTGAAGGCGTCTTTCAACTGGGCACCATCGGTACGGAACAGCTTCACCGCCAGCGCGGTCTGGCCGGTCAGTTGCTGAGCCCATTCCACCCGGCCCATCTTGTCTGCCTGGGACTTGAACAGGTTGTACATGGTGCCCAGGTACGCGCCGGTCGTTTCGGCGTCGGATTTGGTGACCTTGGCCAACAAGTTGCTGGCACTGGTGATGGTGGCCAGCTGGCCGCCGACCAGACCCTTGATCGCGCCATCGATGACGCGTGACGACGCCACGAACTCGGCGGCGCTGGCGGCGTAGGTGATCGAAAATTCGAGGGCCGTCCGGTTCAGCGACGCCAGCGCGTCTTCGGCGGTGCCCAAGGCGCGCATGTCGCCCAGCGCCCGGTTCACTTCCAGCGCCGGTTCCAGTGATTCGGTGATGGCCTTGCCCGCCCCCACCATGCCGGCCAGGCCTGCACCCATCTGAATGATGTTCTGCTGGCTCTTGGCGGCAAGGTCGCTAAAGCTGGTTTTCACCTTGCCCAACGGGGCACTGACCTTGTCGGTCAGTTTCAGGATGAAAGCCAGGCGGGCGGAACGGTCAGCCATCAGGGTTATCCGTTAAAGGCAGTGGAAATGCCGTTGGCGACGGCAATTTCCATGCGTCTCCAGTGTTCGTCTTCAAGCCACTTGGCGGTGCCCATGCTTTCAATCGTGGGCTCGGCGCCAGGCAGCCAGCGTTGGGTCAGGGCCAGCAACTGGCCCAACCCGTCCTGGGTCAGGCCTTCGGCATGTTCGAGGGCTTTTTTACGATCACTTCAACGTCCGGCGAATACTCTTCAAGCAACGCACCGGCCAGGGTCATGGTGGTGATCGGGTTTTCCAGCAGCGCCTTCAGTGCGGCCTTTTCTACGTCTTTGACGGTGCCCACCAGCAGGTTGTGTGCCGGCGCGACCTTGTTGGCCTGGGTGGTGGCGTTGAAATACTTAGTGATCACCTGTGGGGTCAGGTTGAACGTGAACTCCTGGTCGCCATGTTCTAGGGTGATGCTGCGGTTTACTTCGCTCATGTCGGTGTTTCCGTAAGGTTGAGTTGTAAAGGGTCAGGGTTGTGCCGGCGTGCGTTGCACGACCTGGCGGATGTAGTCCTGCAGCCCGAGGATCATTTGCCGGCTTAGGGCGAGCTGATCTCGGAGGGTGAAATAATCAGGTCGAGCGTCTGCTGCGAGTTCGGCGCTGCCTGCATCAGCCAGGCCGGCGGTGCCGGGGGCACCGGGCATTGCGGGGCAGATGGCTTTGATGCGCAGCCGGTAACGGCCATCAGCAACAGCAAGCTGCAGAGTGTTGATTTGAGCGCGGGCACGATTCAGTTCCTCGGTGTGGTGGGTGTCGAGCTGGTCCCGCGCTGCCAACTGATCGCGAGCCAGGCGCGCCGCCTCTCGCTCGGTGTGCAGGTCTGCAGTGGCGTCGACCAGCTCAGCGCGGGCAGCGACGAGCTGGCTGCCCTGGTACTCGAAAGCGCACCACGTCAGCAGACCGACCACCAGCAAAAACAGGGCAACGCGCAGCGGGCTAATCGTCATTGCAGGCACAGCCTCATTTCGGCCAGCCGGCGGTTGTGCAGGCCACGAACGAAGGTCTTACGGCCATCGGCACCGGTCACATAGGCCCACACCGGCGTCGTGCCGTCGGAAGACCAGGCCAGCGCTTTGCAGCCCTCGGCAATGCGGCCCGCATTGATCAGGCCAACCGCACGGCTCGCGCACGTCGTCGGCACGCCGAAGTTGTGGCCATGGCTGCTCAAGGCGTCGAACGTGTTCTGCCCGATCGCCTGATTGGTCAGGCAGTCGGCCAGGCTCAACTGCCCCTTGGCGATGACCAGGCCTTCCACCTCGGCGCAGCGGGCATCAGACCAATATTCACCGACCACCACTGGATCCGGGCTGGTGTGCCTGGTGATGCCCTTGCAGACCGTGGGCAAACCACTGGCCAGCTTGTCGGCGTACACCACGTTCTGGCCGTTGCCTTCCCAAGTGCCCAGGAAGGCAGTCAACGTGGCGCTGCAGAGCAGCAGCACGCCGGCGGTGATCTTGACCCGCAGGCTCATGGCTTGACCCTCCAGTCCCGCAGCATCTGGCGGTACTTGGGGATCAGCAGCAGGATCTGCAGCACCATGTAAAACGCAGTCAGCATGTAGGCCACGGCGGACCAGTCAACGGCACCGGTCGCACCGGTGGCGGCGACGCCGATCGCGGGCGACGCCTTCACCAACGCAATGGCGGTGTCCTGAGCAGCTTGATTCGTGCTCATCAGCGAAGTCCTTTTTCGGTCAGGGTTTGGCAAGGCACGCAACGGGTCATGCCGCCTAACGCCTGGCGCGCCGGTTGGATCTCCTTGTCGCAGTCCTGGCAATGGGTGAGGCTTGGCCCGCTCGCTCGCGGCTTGGCCAACTGGGCCGCAATGGCCTGGTCGCGTTGTCGCTGCTCCAGAGCCTGCGCAAGATCGAACGGGCAGACCATTACGTCAGGCCCTCGATCTCAGCAGCAGCCAGGTACGGCACGCCGTTGATCTTGATGAAGTCCGCACTGGTGACGTCGAACGGCACCTTGTGGGTGTTCTTCGCGCCGCCTTTGGGATCGATGCTCAGCAGGCTGGACACGCGAACCTTGCAGCCGAACGCCTCGATGCGCAGTTCCTCTTCGCCGGCCTTGGCGAAGAACACGATGTCGAACGGCTCCAGCTCGCGGAAACTGCCTGCAGTCTTGGCCTGCTCGATGAGCAGATTGAAGTTGGTGGTGTCCAGCTCCAGTTCGCCAGCTGCAGCGACATCGCCGTCGACGTGACCATTGGGCACACCCTTGGTCTGGGCCACGGTGCTGTTGTCCGTGATGTCGATGGTGCCGGCCTCGACGTGAACGAGCAGATCGCCCAGGTTCACGTCGAAGTTCTTACCGCCAATTTTTGCGGCCATGGGTTACTCCGAATCCGTAACGGAAAGGTCCAGCGCGATGTTCGCGGTCAGGTCTTTCGGGCAGTTGAGGGGGCGCAGCTTGAGGTAGGCAACGACAGAGGTTTTGCTCGTCCAGGTCAGCACGATGTCGCCGTCCTTGGGCTGCTCGATCTCGCCCGGAAACACCTGGCCGGCGAATTTGGTGGACTTGGCCATCGCGCGCAGCGGAGCCATCAGCTTGGACGTGGTGGTCGCCATGCTGTTGGCCGAGCTGTTCAAGGTCCGATCGCCTACGTAGCGGATCAGCAGAGCGCGCACGCGGCGGGCTGCCTTGTCGACGACGCGCAGGTTCTCGATCACCTGGAAGTCACTGCCGGGGGCGTCCAGCATGTTGCCGTCGCCCCAGTAGGTGCCCGGATAGTCCGGGTACGTCTGCGGCACAGACAGACGCGCTGCGTCGAGCTGCGAAAGCACCGCGGTGGACAGCGGAACGCCGTCCATGTCTTTGGGTTCAGCGCCCAGACCCAGGACCGCGCCGGTGGCCACGCGCATCGGCGTGTCGGCAATGCTCACGGCGGCATTGGCCAGCCGACCGGCCAGCACGCCCAGGTTGTTGCCGTGCAGTTGCGGTACCGGCAGAACGCGAGGCGCAGCCAGGCCGTCGACAATGGTTTTCTGCTCGACGACGTAAGCGCTCCAGCTCAGCTGCGGAGCGATGCCAGCAGTGGCCGCCAGCACGAAGACACGGCGGCCCAGCTTGTTGCTCAGGTCATTGGCAGCAACGTGCATCGCTGACAGCTCGGCCTGAGTGGTCACCGGGTTGACGATCACCACCGCCTCGAAGGAATAACTGCGGGTCGCGCTCTCAAGCGCCTGTTGCCAGGTGGTTTCGCCTGCGATCGGAGCGGCGATGCAGGCCCAGCGATCGCCGCCATTGCTGCGCGCTGCCAGGATTTGGGTTTTCAGGTCGCTGTCCGCAACGCCCAGCTGGACGTCCAGATCACTTTGGGTGTCCAACGGGATCAGCTTGCCGACGTTCTTGGCAGCGGGACCGATGAACAGGAAATAGCGTTCGATCTCGCTCACGGCACCCTGGCCGAGGTTGAGATTGTTAACGCTGACTTTGCCGAGTGCCATAAAGCGGTGCCTCGTTAGCGGGGTGAATTAAGGATTTGTTGCAGCACCAGGTTCACCAGTTGGCTGGTTTCGCTGTCGCTGGCACCGAGGAACTGACGCGCAGGCAGCTTGATGTCCCAGCTTTGCGCACCGGTGGATTCGGCTCGTTCGTCGTCCAGGACGCGGATCAGCAATCCCGCTCTGGCGTAGTTCAGGTGTTGCTGGATCCACGCCACGGATGGGCGGGTCAGGGTCTTTTTGCCTTCCTGACGGGTCTTGAAACCCAGACGGCGCAGGCTCTTGGCCTGTTTTTCGGTAGCAGCGGTGCCCGGCGGAACCTTGTTCCACTGGCGCATCTGTGCGGCGGTGCGCCGTTCGGACACGCCGTTGTGTTGCTGCGAGGCAACCCAACGGGTCAGCGTGTTACGCCAGCCCAGCTCCGCTTCGGTACCGGTCAGGCGAGTGACATCGAGCAGCTTGCCCAGGCCGACTTCCATCTTCTTCTTGCCCTTGGACGTGTCCTTGCGGGCAGCAAACGGGGTTCCATTCAGGTTCTGCTGGTTGCGGATCCGCTGGCGGCTCAGACTGCGCACGCGCTTGGCCACGTTGTTCAACAGACGTCTGCGCTTGGGCGTCGGAAGCTCCATCAAAGCCAGCAGTTCCTGGGCTTCGAGCATGCCGCGAATGTCCAGATCAAAGGCCATGACCGGTCACCTCGCCGCTCTCAGCCACCCATAGTTCGAACGATACGAACGACCAGGTACTGCCAAAGGCCTCGATCTCGCCGGCAGGATCCTCGGCCAGGTACTGCGCTTCGGTGAACTGCAGCTTGATGTCGACGTCGGCCAGGTCGTTGTCGAGCATGACCACGTCGAACACCACGTTTGGCAGAGCATCGCGATCCTGGTCGTGGGTTTCCAGCCAGCTGCCTACCAGGGCAAACAGGCGCGCCGGGTGATCCGCGAACCGTTCGATCGAGATGGTCGCGCCGTAATTCATGTCACCCATGTGCATGCCTTGGGTGTCAGGTTTCCAGATCAGCTCCACCTGCACCTGATCGGTCCAGCTGTCGAGCTGCTCAGGGGCAACCAATTGGCGCTCGAGCAGGTAGGCGGTCAACGCCTTGAGCTTGATCACAGCAGCGCCGCCGTGATGCGGCCACGGCCCTGCAGCGACCGCACGGCGGCCTGGCTGAAAGCGAGGAAGGTTTCGGACCGCTCTGGCAGTTCCTTGCCCACGTTTTCGGCGCTTTCGCGACGACTGACCGTGGCGAACTGGGTCAGCAAGCTGGCTTTGGCGCGGCTGTAGACGGCGCGCTTATAGGTCGCCGCTTGAAAGGTGCGCTCTGGCAGGATGGTGGTGTCTGCGGATTCAACGTTGGACACGCCAGCGCCCTGCCAGCGCGCTTTTAACTTGGCCAGGTCGGTATTGACCTCGACCATGGCCATGTTCAGATCGGCGGCCAGCATCTCTACCAGGTACTCCGCCGGCAGGCGGTAACCCTTCTGAAACTCGGTCACAGAGAGATCAGGCCAAAAGCCGTCGTTCTCGATCGCTTGTTCCACAAAGGTGGTGGGTTTCCCGGAAAAGCTCATTTCTGGCCGCTCAAATAGGGGCGGGAAAACTGTTTCAGTGGGTCAGGGCCATAAATGGTTGGCTCACATCCACAGTTTCTCGCCGGGGGGGGGTCGGTTTATTCGTTGCCGTTGCCGGCGTTTTCGTTGGCTTGGGCTTGCGCCTTGGCCAGTGCCTTGCGGCAGTCAGCCAGACGTGTCCCTACGCCGATGCTTTCGTAGAGCTGTTCAGCTCGTTCAAAGTGGTGGATCGCTACAGGCCAGTCCTTGCGATGCAGCGCGATCATTCCCAGCAACTTGTGGTAGCGAGCCGGGATGCGCTCGAACAGCTCCCATTCACCGTCGACACGCGATAGCAGGTTGGAGACGTAGGGTTCAGGGCTGCGCCTGGCCTTGAATTCAGCCTCGGCCCAGTCGATCACCTCGTCTGCAACGAACGTCGGGATGTCGCGATTGAAGCGCTCAGGCAGTGCTTGGTCCTGAGACATGGCGAAGTCGGCCAACTCCAGGCCCTGGGTGAACTGCTCGGTGTCGAACAGCCAGACCAGGACGTACACCAGTACCGAGTTCTGGAAATTCAATTCCGAATCGCGGTACCGCTGTACGTACTCCAGGTACTTGGGCAGCAGCTCGTCACGCTTGAGCAACTGGCGCTGCTCGCGACTTTTGATGGCGCTGATGCGCTCCAGATCACCGGCCAAGGCGTCTTCCATCAGCTTCAAATGCTTGCGTGCATTGGCGGGGCTGGATAGCGCGGTGTCAGCCGAATAAGCCATCGGGGCACCGGCGATCGCGGCCGCCGGGCCTTCTGCGATCAAGCGGCGTTTGTGCGCCAGTGCCAGGCTCATGCTTTCACCACTTCGACGTTTTCAGTCATGGCGAACTTTTCCAGCTGCTCGATCACATAGCCTTCGTTACGGCTGTTGTAATCCTCGACGCGGGAGCGCTTCGGGTTATCAATGGTCTGTTTGCGCCAGCTGGAGTCCTGGAAGTAGATCGACAGGTTGTCGAAACTGGTGACCACCACGGTGTTGACCGGGAAGAACGGCACGCTGAAGCTCGGCAGACCGCCGTAGGTCGCGATGACCTGAGCATCTTCGATGCGTTCTTTCTCGGTTGGCAGATCGCCTTGCTTGGCATAAAGCTTGGCTTTGTCAGCGGCCAGCAGGTCACTGCCGATGATTGCGATCAGGTCGCCGCCATCACGAACGCGCTCGTCGACCATCTGTTTGGTGTCATGCACCAGGGCATCGAGGTTGGCATAGTCGCCGCCTTCGCCCAGCGTCACCTTCCCAGCGACCTTGCCTTCCTTGAGAACCTGCTCAGGGATCTGCTCGCGAGCGATCTGCAACCAGCCCTTGTTCACGTCCTGCAGCATCGGGAATTCAGTGAGGTTGGTCTGCGGCGCGGCTTTGAGACCGTGGAAACCGATCATCAGACGGTCGAGTGCGATCTGCTTCTGCACAGCAGCGGAGTAGCGCTGCTGGAAGTCCGGAAACTTGGCCCAGGCGTCGATCTTGGCGTAAGGCAGGCTGACGTCGGATTCGGTGGAAAACAGCTCATAGGTACTGTCATCCAGCGCCGAAGCATCCTTGGCTTCACGATCAGTGGTCTTGGTGTTGGTGCGACCGGTCACAGGACCCGACACGCCCAGGAACACCTTTTGACCTTTGATCTCGGTAACGCCGATGACGTTGATGCGCTGCAGGAAATCGGACTTGTGGGTGATCGCCTCGTTGAGTTCCTGGGCAATCGACGGCTCGACGCTGAACGTCTTGCTGGCCAGCTCGACGCCGTAGGATTCAGCCAGGGAAACCTGCAAGGCCGCAAACATCTTCGCGCCGTATGCGCTCAGTGACTGGGCCATGTCAGAGTACCCGCTTCGGTTTAGGGTCAGCGGCACCAGTGGTGCGTGACAGGTGGCGGCCTTCCGGCTTGTCCAGCAACGCGCTGAATTGCGCCTGCAGCTTGTTCATGCCGGCCAGCACTGCGGCGTTGGACGAGCCCTTGCGGCTCAACTGCTTTTCGTCTTCGGCGGTGGCCACGATGTCATCGACCGCCGTCTGTACGTCGTCGATCGGGGCCTGGTCGGGTGCCGGCGGTGCCTCTGCGAAACTGTCAATCAGCGCCTGAATGCCGGCAGTGACGATCAGTTGCTGTTCGATCAAGGCCTGCAGCGCTTTGGCTGTAGCTTCATCCATTGGGGGTTTGCTCTCGGTAGGGGGTTGCGGGGTGGTTTCGGCTGGCACCTCTTCAATGCCAAAGCGCTTGAACAGGCCGGTGAACAAGCTGAATAGCTTGGCCACCTCGCCCTGCGGCTCGTCTTCACCGATCGTCCCGAACGGAACGGCAGCCGCGTAATGCACGGGCTTGCCGGTCTTGCGGGAAAAGTAGAGTTCCTGAGTGCCCAGGCTCGCCGGCTCGTCGGTGACGGCCAGGCCGGTCAGGTACGCCCTGCCGGTTCCAGCGAAGTCGGGCATGATCTCGATGCTGGTGAAGAGCTTTTCGCCCTGGTCGTTAAGCCACAGCAGCTTTTGGTTGGGCTTCAACTGCGCTTCAAGCGCGACTTGGCCGGGGGCCAGGCCCTCGATGTCCTCGATCAGGCGCACGGCGAACACGGTGCCGTAGGAGCCTGGCCAGCGTTCATGTTCAGCCCAGATGGTGGCCGTGTAGGTGGCGGTGCTGTACGTCTCGGCGATGTCGCGCAGTTCCTGGGGCGTAATGACGCGACCATCTACGGTAGGACCGCTGGTGGCGACGCGTTTCCAGAAGCTGACAAGGGAACGGGGCATGGGAAGAACTGCGCTCATCGGTAAGTTGAGGCCCCAAGATAGGGAGCCGCAACGCCTCCAACAAACGGTTTACTTTCGCGCTTCTCCTATATTCGATTTATAGGAGAAACACGGATTTTAACTGCACGTTTTCCACGTTTTCGCCGCATAGACTGCGGCCCATGTACTACTCAACCGAAGTCAAAGAAGCCGCCAAACGCTTGTTTCTACGCCGCCACAAGGCCAAGGAAATTCAGGCGCAGTTGAACCTGCCCAACATCCGGATCGTGTACCACTGGATCCGCGTGGGTGGCTGGGAAGACATGCTGACGGATGAAGAACCGCTGACCGCCGTCAGCCGGCGTATCACCTTGCTTCTGGAGAAAGCCGACTCGCTGACCAAGGGCGAGCTGGACGAACTGGACCGGTTGACGACTGTTCGCGAACGACTGGTTAAGCAGTGTGTAAAGCCTGTGGCTGCGCCGATTCGTGATGACCAGGACGACGATGGCCATCGCCGCGATGATCAACGCGGTGAGCGTCGGGAGCGTGGCAAGCGCGACGGCAAGAAGCGGGAAAAGAAGGTCAAGAACGACGTCAGCGAGCTGCGCGAAGTGGACTTTCTCGACAAGTTCATCAGCAAAATGTACGGCTATCAGAAAGAGCTGTTCGCCGCAAAACAGAACCCGCTGACCGCCAGGATCCGGAACATCCTCAAAAGCCGTCAGGTGGGCCTGACCTACTACTTCGCCGGCGAAGCCTTCATGGACGCGGTACTGACCGGCGATAACCAGGTGTTCCTGTCGGCCAGCCGCGCCCAGTCCGAGATTTTCCGCAGCTACATCATCGCCTTTGCCCAGGCGTGGTTTGGCCTGGAGCTGACCGGCAACCCGATCGTACTCAGCAAAGACGGCAAGCCCTGGGCCGAGCTGCGCTTTCTCAGCACCAACAGCAGTACTGCACAGGGCCACCACGGCCATGTGTACGTGGATGAGTATTTCTGGATACGCGACTTCGAGAAACTGAACACCGTAGCCAGCGCCATGGCGACCCATAAGAAGTGGCGCAAAACCTATTTCTCCACGCCCAGCGCCGTGTCGCACCAGGCCTACCCGTTCTGGCAGGGCGAGAAATTCCGCAACAGCAAGCGCAAGAACGCCAAGGAGCCATGGCCGAGCGATAAGCAGATCTCTGCCGGCGCGCTGTGTCCGGACGGTCAGTGGCGCAAGGTCATCACCATCCTGGACGCCATCGCCGGTGGCTGCGATCTGTTCGACCTCGAGCAGTTGCAGCTGGAGTACGACGAGGACAAGTTCCAGCAGTTGTTCATGTGCAAGTTCATCGACAGCAGCCAGAGCGCGTTTTCCCTGGCAGATCTGGAGCGCTGCTATTCGGACCTGTCTCTGTGGGCCGACTTCGACCCGGACGATCCGCGCCCGTATGGCAACAGCCCGGTCTGGATCGGTTACGACCCGAGCCGGACACGCGACGACGCGACGTGCGTGGTCATCGCACCGCCGCTGGAGAACGGCGGCAAGTTCCGGATCCTGGAGAAGCACAGCTGGCGTGGCCAGTCGTTCAAGTACCAGGCCGAGCAGGTCAAGAAGCTAACGGAGCGCTTCAACGTCCAGCACATCGGTATCGATACGACCGGCATCGGCTACGGCGTCTTCGACTTGGTGCGCGACTTCTACCCGCGTGCGACCTCGATCCATTACAGCCTGGAAACCAAGAACCTATTGGTGCTCAAGGCGCAGGACACCATCCAGGGCAGCCGCATCGAGTGGGACGCCGGCTGGAACGATATCGCCCAGGCCTTCCTGACGATCAAGCGCGGCACGACCGCCAGCGGCCAAGTCACCTACAGCGCGTCCCGCACTGACGCTACCGGCCACGCCGACGTGGCTTGGGCGGTCATGCACGCCCTGCAATACGAACCCCTCAACACGGACAAAAAGCGACGCAGTCGCTACGCACTCACTGGATCAAATTCCCATGGCAAGACGCAAAAAACTGAATCAGCAAAAACCGGCACAGGGGTCCATGCGAGCGTTCACGTTCGGCGCGCCGGAATCCGTGCTGACCGACAACATCGCGCAGTACCTGGGCGTGTTCGCCAGCGACGACGGTCGCATCTTCACGCCGCCAGTCTCACGCAGGGGGCTTGCCAAGCTGCTCAAAGCCAACGCACACCACGGCGCGATACCGGGGTTCAAACGCAATCTGCTGCTGCGTGAGTTCATCCCTTCAGCCGGCCTGTCAGTAGCCGATATGAGTCGGGCTGCGCTGGACTTCATGGTGTTTGGCGAAGCGTATTTCTACCGGGTACCCAATATGCTCGGCCAAATCCTGGAGCTGCGACACCTGCCGGCCATCAACATGCGGGTCAAGGTCGACGGTGGGTTCATCCAGTTAGAGCAGAACGGGCGAGAGACGGAGTTCGACGCGGACGAGATCGAGCACGTCCTCAACTACGACGTCGAACAGAACATTTACGGCGTGCCTGAGTACCTGGGCGGTCTGCAGGCGCTGCTGCTCAACGAGGCAGCAACACTGTTTCGCCGGCGCTACTACAGCAACGGCGCGCATGCGGGATACATCTTCTACACCAACGACCCGAACCTGACGGAAGAGGACGAAGACGAGCTACGTGCCCAGATCACAGCCAGCAAGGGCGTGGGCAACTTCCGGTCGATGTTCGTCAACATTCCGGGCGGTTCCGAGAAGGCTATTCAAATCATCCCAGTGGGTGACTTCCAGGCCAAGGACGAACTGGAGAAGGTGAAAAACATCACGCGCAATGACGTGATCGCGGCCTGGCGCATGAACCCGGCGCTGGCCGGAATAATCCCGGAGAACAGTGGCGGATTTGGTGACATCGAGAAGATCGATCGCGTTTACACCAGCAACGAGATTAGGCCGATCTGTCAGCTGTTTGACCAGGCCAATGAGACGCTACGGGAAGACAGGCGATTTGCCTGGAAAGCAGTCCCGGTCTCAACGGAAACCACTGTATAAATGAACAACAAATCGAGTAAGCAAATTAAAAACATGGCAAAATGACGCCATAGTTTATTACCTTGGGAGAGGAACTTATGAGGATCAAATGCACATCGTGCGGTCACAAGGGCCGGATCGGCTCAAGAGAGGAAGTGACATGCCAATATGTGAAGTTGTATTGCCAATGCTTGGACGCAACTTGCGGCCACACTTGGGTCGCAAATCTTGTGTATTCACATACACTCAGGGAATCTGCTCGTAAGGTAGGGACGCTGGAATCAGCATTGTTCGATCGACTGCGGGACATGCCTGTCGAACGCCAGCAGGAAATTCTCGCCAGCTTGGACAGAACTGCGTCTGTGTAACCGCACTCCCTCGCCTACCCAAGGCTACCCTCGCAATAACATCCGCCGCCATGCCTGCTACGCAGGCATATAAGCCGCCAACACAATCCCCCTTGACTGAAAAAAATCCGGCGCGGCGGAACCCGCGCAGCGGTCGGTTGTCCGACAAAACCTTATCCAGAACTCTGAAGAGCACCCAAGCGTTCAGCCCGCGTGCACCTCTCTCTATATTTCGATGTCGCCTCGGCGCGCCCAATTACCGATCTTGGTCCGGTGGACCTTCGGCACGTTGTGCCGAAGTGCCAGCGATGGGTGCAGGGCACTGCCCTGCCGCTAGGCGGGCGCGTAGCCCGCGATCCTCTGGAAAGCTGAGCGCAGCGAGCTGAGCCCTTGGGCGAAGGCATAATAATGTACCCAACACGCGATAGCCCGAACGACTCCGGAAGCCTCTTTCTTTACCCAACGGGGGTGCTGTAGGGGGTTTAAAATTCCATTTAATTCAAATGCTTCCTGGGCCAGGGCGAATTCCTTCGGCGCAGCCGAAAAATGGCGACAGAAAACGGACGCAAACATGGCGTTCTGCCGGTACATTGAAGGGAAGTCAGGTTGGGAGATGGAGTTTTTCAGACACCAGGCGTGACCTGGCCTCGCATGGGGCGCGATATGTTCGGGGGGTTATGTGCCTTTCTTGACCTGGACACTTCGCAGCAGGCGGGCTAAGGCGTCGTCAGGGCCTTCAGACCCGCCGCCTGGCGTTAACGGCGGTCGATGCTGGCTGTTCGAGCTAGCGGCAGTCTGAGCGTCTGGAGACGCCTTGCGCGCCTCACTCTGCTGCCAATTGCGCCTCGACGTTTCCCGCCGTAGGGTCTCAATAGACGCTTTTTCCTGTCGGACCGCACGAAGGGCACCAACCTCGCGTAACTGGCGCTCACGCTTCTTAATCGCTGCCTTCTTGGCCTTGTGCCAAAGGTACCGGCAGCCGAGTTCACTGAAGAATTTTTCAGTGAACCGGATCAGGCATCGAGTACGAACCAGGTTCAAGCCTGCGTTATCTTTCTCATCGAGCCGAACCTTCTCGATCCTTCGGTACACCAGGCCTGCGATCTCAAGGCCACGGATAAGCCGGTTAAGTGACGCTGGCGAAATATCGCTATCCTCGGCAACACCGCACTGGGTGTTGAGAAAGAACTGTCCGCGCTCTACGTCAAGCCAACCCAATACACCTGTAGCCAGGTCAAGCCGCAACAACAATTGTTCAGCGACTCTAGAAAGCGCCACAAAGGGCTCTGAACGCGTGCGACGGCTACCGTGGATCGTGTCCAGGCTCCTAAGGTATTTGCCACGCAGATCTGGGATCTGGCTGAGCCTGGAGAACGCCATGCGCACAAGAGGAATTTTGAGCTGATCAGCAGTTAGATTCCGCCTTTCTCTGAAACGCGGGGGGCGCACTGGCGCATGGAGCGCGGCGTGAGGGTCTTTTTTGTCGCGAGGCGTGGCAGTAGGCCGGCCCTTTCCGGGGCCGGCCTTTCGATTACGTGAGTGGATGTCCTTATCGAGAACTGTCACAGACGCTAATTCACCTGATGAAGCAAGGTGACGCCTGGACGGTCGTCAATAACTGTCTGAGCACGAGAACGCAGCTCACTGCAACGAGCCTCTACAGCTCGTAGCCGGTCGACAAACTCAGGTAGCTTTTCGAGGTCATCGATGTCAATCCGACCGTCCTCGAGGATCTCGCTTCCGAGCTGCACTGTTGCCCCCAGGCGAGCCACCAGTTGCCCGAAAACACCGACAGGATTGCCATCCCCGTCCAGTTCACGCGCTCCCGTCAGACCATGTCGGCTGGCCAGCTCGTTGATGCAGCGCTCTTGATGATCAGGGTCCAGAGAAAGAACCCATGACTCTTCAATCCAGCTAGGCAGATCGACCTCCCCGCTCAACCAACGGCCTACCCTACGCAGCCAGGCTCCGGAGGCTTTCAAGAAAGCGACGGTATCGTTGCCCTGGGCGAGCAATGTGAAGTCGGGAACATCCTTACTTACTGCCTTGTCAGGGACCAGGCAATGCAGTTGCACGCTCAAGGACTGCGCGAAGTCGTCCTGGCTAAAACCGGTGCGCGCAATCATGTCTGCGGCATGGGCCACCAGAACCTGATCACGCGAGACCAATGACTGTCCGGAGTTGGACATAGTCATACGAGCCTGCCGGCTTTAGCCTGCATTACGGTCACTGCTTTGTGGTGCGGGAACGGGCGCTGCTCGTGCGCGGTGTAGGAACCGTCATCGTGGACTGTGACCATGATCTTACGGCCCAAACGAATCGCTTTATGCACTGCTGCAGGGCTGATACCGAATGCTTCAGCAACCGATGCCTGACCGATCTGGGCAACTAGATCGGGCAATGGGATTTGATTCATGGCAGAACTCTCTGACTGGACGTCTAAATGTTAACCTCAGGTAATCAAACAAACAAGAAAAAAGAAACCGCAGGTATGGTAAATGTCGGCAATGACGCACCCGCAGGTAATCTTTTTCGATTAACCTCCGGTTTATCATTGCGCCCTATGACCAAGAAGCCCCCACTCCCCCCTAAGCTCTTCGCCGAATGCCAAGCGGCCAACGAGCTGTACCTGTCGAAGAAAAACGAGCTGAAGCTCAATAAGAGGAAGATTGCCGACGAGATCGGAGTCAGTCCCGCTGCAGTCGCGCACTACCTCAGCGGCGTAAATGCGCTGAACGTAAAGTTTGCGTCTGCACTTGCCAGGCTTTTGGGAGAGCCGGTTGATCGGTTCAGCCCGCGACTGGCCGCTGAGATTGCAGATCTGGCGGCTACCACGGATCACAGCAACGTGACCCCGATGGTGCAGCCTCGCAGAGAGGCTAGGGAGTACCCATTAATCACGTGGGTGGACGCAGGCGCTGGCATCGAATCGGCAGGTTCGTACCCCTTAGGGATATCTGATGAGTGGCTTAGCTCCACCGAGAATGCGGGGCCAAGCGGCTACTGGTTGCGCGTTAAGGGAAAGTCGATGACATCGGATACTCCTCCGACATTCCCGGAAGGCACGCCCATTCTGGTCAGGCCTGAAGGTTTCGATATCATCAGCGGGAAGTTCTACGTAGCCCGGCACACGGTTACTGGCGAAACGACATTCAAGCAGTACATCTTGGACGCCGGGGTCGGTTACCTGGTGCCACTGAACCAGGCTTACCAGACCGTGCAGGTAGAGGGTGACTGGGAAATCATTGGCAGAGCGATAGATGCCAAGGTCACGGGCATGTAGGTTACGGATACCGCATCCTCTTACTGCCCGTCCCGCTTCTATCAGCCGACACAGCGGGAATAGACTGCTATTCATTTACCACGGATACCAACATCCCCCTCACAATTAAAGACTTTGCTTCAGATCAACGGTGCTGCCTGGTGGAGAACTGTGAACAACGATATGGCCTTTGCCGATCCTGAAATTCTTCATGACTGCAATTGCAACATTCCATACCTCTTTGGCGACTTCTTCACCAGCTTCGACAACATTTCCATCATCATCGATTATCGCTAGACGTGCAGGCCGTCCGTCGCTTGTGGTCAGCTTGTACCCGGTAGTGACATTGGCACTGACGCAGCCCTTTGCCAACATACCCGTCTTAGGAATACCGATCATTAGTGTGCCTCTCCCGATTGAGAATCTGCATATTGGTTGACAATAAGGGCAATGGTGCTTGCGTGCATTGTGCGCAAACCCTGCACCACGCTGATCGCCCCCCAATTCTCCTTCTCGACAGCTTCATCTAGTGCCTCATTGGCGCCACGATATCCTTCAATGCTGTCAAGCAAGAGCTTTAAAGTATTAGGTTCAGTTATGTTAATCTTGAGAGTCATGTCATATTCCTTATGCGGCCACATAGCCAACGCTAGTTCTTTTCAACAAGCCTACTTCCATAGCTGCATGAAACAATTTAATAGTTCGCCTGTTTCCAACCCTTGCAGCTGCGGTAAAATCTCGAACCTTAATAGGTGTTCCAGGCTTTGTTGATTGGGTCATGCTGATCAACGTCTGCATGAGACGAGAATCGTCAGTGCCAAATAGGTCCTGTTGCTGGCCCGTTGTCATAGCCACCGGCAACGTTATCCGCGCTTCTAGACCAGTTGCTAAGGTTACTGGCTCAGCAATGGCGACCGTTGTCAAAGCTGGCGGCTCGGTTTCCACCCCCGACTCTCCCAGGCACGGCATTAGCGTTGACTCCGCAACACTGCCATTACCGTTGTTATATTTGTTCCCTGCGCGCAATGCGGCTCCAAGGAGCGCCGGTACAATTTCTAAAGCCAATGCGAAGCCTGCGCAGACCATAGTCAAGAGTACCGCTGGTAAACTAGCAGACGGGACAGGATAAGCCTGCTGGTCAGATACTTCTTTTGCGATTGCGTCCACGCTATCTAGAATTCGCTGCCTTTGATCAGCAGCAGATGAGATTGCAAGCGCATCAAGGTCTTGTGCTTTGGTAACCATTCCTCGCTCCCTCAACAGTCTGGCTTGCTCACTCATTGAACGCGTCTCGGCGTCAACCAGTTTTAAACGATCAAGCTGTGTTGCTTGCTGACTCTTGAGCTGGGATACTTTGATTTGCGCTGATACATATCGTGAATGGCTTGCAGTTACTGAGCTGTACATTCGATCATATGTCGCCCAAGCAGAAATCGCGCCCAGAGTTATGGCAGTCATGACCATTAAGACAGCAGATATCTTTTTGCCATGGATCCAGGCCCCAATCGCCAAAGGCCAAGCAAGGTACTTATAGAGATCCAGAACAACTGCAGCACCTGCGAAAACCGTAGCCATGACCAAATTGTCGATCAGGGTAAACATCGCTATTCCAACGGACATAGCAGTCACACTTGACAACAAGACGGCGATCAACGCCACGATCCAATTAAAGAATCGCCCGTGTTCATTTTTCAAACTAATCATTTAGCTACCCTCAAGCGTTCTTGTAGTTGCTAATGAATTCCTTGGCACAAGCCATTAGTAACTCGAAGGCGAGATCAGTCGACTCTGGAAGATGCAGTGGGAGGGTAAGCGGGACACCGTTCAGCACAAATTTAAAATTAGGACGCTTGCGACCTTCAAGAACTCCATCGATAACCAAGTAGAGGTCGGCCAACTCAATAGATGGTATTAGGTAAGTACCTTGTTTCATGACCACAGCTATCCTAATCGTCCACTCAAGGTCGCATCGAGCATGCAAGATCACGCTCACACCTGGGGAGGTTTCAAAGTACGAATTGGCGTGATCTTCAATGACTTGAGTGAAACGCTCTGGCGTTGCACCGCTGTACGAAATCGCAACGGTTGAGGTTCGACCAGCCATGGTCATCCAGATGTGCCACTCAGCTACACCAGGCATAACCATGAGCTGGGCAACATCAACCACGACCTGTTCGCCGACGTCATCAAGCGGAAAAGCGCAGAGGAACCCTGACCTGCGTTGTTGGCTGTAAGCCAACTGGCCTACGAGGTGGTTCCTTGCATCGGGGGACAGGGTTACGAGGTGCATCGTTAATCTCCGCTTAGATCGGTAAAGCGCCAGGCGCTGAACTCTTAGGCGTAGATTAACCTCAGGTAATGAATAAAATCAATACCGCAGGTTATTTTAATTAACCTGCGGTAAACCTTATGCCGGGTGCTGGTTGGTCCACATCAACCGCGCTACCCCACGGTCGATTCTGGTGACACGCACGCTTTCCTCAAGCTCTAACTGCTCCAGGAACACGTCCCAGTCTGACGCACTTTCGTCAGGCTGCCTGGCTATAGTGGTGTGTCGCGTGCTCTGCGCAGCCGAGCTGTTGATCTGTCGGTGAATGCGACTTATCAGGCTTTGGTAAGGCGTGAACGACTGAGGTGCGACACCTATAGGGACTTCCTGCAGCATAAAGACTCCTAGTCATAACTGTATGAACATACAGTATATTCACAAAAGCCATGCACGCAACCCTCAGTCCCAATCCTCACTGGCCACCCATGCGCCCGTCCTGCGATTGATCTGCAACAGCCTTTGCTGGCCTGTACGAGACAGCAACTGAACATCGATGAATTTGCCAGACCTGTCTTCTGCGCTCATGCCACGCATGAAAACAACGATCCTTTCAAACGTATCCATTACCAGCTGCCTTACCTTTTCCCTGGCCGAATAGTCACCACTGCGGACCAGGTCGGCCAGCTCTACCCACCTCTCGGCTTGGGCAGGCTTTCCGGATCCAGAGACGGTGGCCAGCTCATATTCCAGTTGCTGCACCTTCTTATGCGCATCGGCCTGCTCTGCTTCAAGCTCTCGTGCCCTTCGAATAAACGCTGTCGGTGCAGCACCGCTGTCGTCAGCAAGGAGAGCAGCTGTAATTCTGCCAAGCTGAACAGAAAGCTTTTCAACTGTTGATCGAGCGACGGCCAGTTGTTCGCGAATCCCTTGCCCGTCATCTCCTACTTTCAGCAATCGTTGCAGATTGAGTTGATCGGAGCAGAACGTAAGCAACGCCCTCTCGACTGGCACCACGCTGCAAGAACCACCGGCTGTGCAACCACCATTCACACCATATGAAACGCAGTGAAGTCTTCGATGACCATCAGCAATTGTTCCGTCAGCTCTCTGCCGAGTCATCATGTTCTGACCCACCAGTGCCGTGCCGCAATAACCACAATACGTAAGGCCGATCCCAGTGATGATCCCAGGGATCTCGCCGTGTCCACGGCGACGCAGTCGTTGGCCAGCCAGATGCTGCAGGTCTGCCCATTCTGATTCGGAAAGCAACCGGGGGTAATAATCCTCCAGTATGAAATCCTCACCATCAACGGATAGGCATTTCGCCCCCCTTAGCGCTTGGAGCTTGATCAATCGATAGATCTGCTGCTTCGATATACCACTTGCAGAGTAGTCCAGCCCTTCCGCGTGCAATATCTTCGTTGCACGCGCCGCGCCCATACCTTCTTGATAAAGCGCTAAGGCACGACGAACGGCAAGCACGCGTTCCGGGATCATTTCCCAAGCACTGCCCGTCCACCTAAGCCATTGAGGATCTTTCCCGTTCCGGATCAGTCCTCTATAGGTACCGGACTGCCAGGCTTGGCATAACCGAAGGATCGAGGCTTTCACTCGCTTGCTCTTCGTGTCGGACTCTTCATGCGCTCGGATCATAACGAGGAGCGAGTAGACCAGGTCCATTGGTTGAGCTTTTAACCCGGCACGGTTGTACTCTTTCCCGTCACTAGCTGTCACGACGGTAATGCCGGCATTGATAATCTGCGCAAGCTGAGCTTGGGCCTGAATCGGCTCTGCCCGACTAAGACGGTCCAAGCCTTCAACGACCAGGACAGATCCGGATGCAATACGCCCGTCCTCAATAGCTCTGAGAAAAACGCCCAGTGCCCCCTGCGTGATATGTCTTTGGTGGTACGCTGACAAACCTTCATCCCGCATGGATAAGGACTCGTCAAGTTCCAGGCCCTTGTCTGCTGCCCAACGCTGCGCATAGAGCAGCTGACGATCGGCACTGCCACCGGATCCCTGTCGTGGGTCTGAGAAGCGTAAATAGCTGTATACTCGCGCGCCAATTTTAGCCAT